TAAGAAGTACAACTACGATTCTCAAGCATTTATCTACAATCACCTATTTGGTAAGGAATTAGCTTTTATTGTTATTGAGAAAGGTTCTAATCGATTAGGTTTCTTTGAATGCTCCGATGAGTTTATGGAGTCTGGAAGAATGAAAGTAGAGCAAGCTATGGGTATGTATCATTTATATCATAGCCCTAATGCTACAAAAGATGTTAATCAATATTATGTATCTAAAGTTTTATTCTAATGGCACAAATTATTCACGCAGATGGCACTATTATTAGCCAAAATCAAAAACGTAATGAATTGGGTTATACAATCCAAGAAGCCTGGACACACCAAGCTAAAATGTTAAAGGAGGCTTACAGATTATTAAAACTAACCAATGCAGAGAAAAGCAATTAAAACAGACAGAACAGAGTGTCCTAAATGTGGACACAAGCATCCTGTACAGCAATTATGGGATTACTTTGATGCTAGTTTTGCTGAATGGTCAGTTAAGTATAGATGTATGTCTTGTGATCAGAAGATTAAGATGGAAGTAAATGTAAATGGGTTTTTAGTATTAAGAAATGATAGGCCAAGGAAAAAACCAAGCATTTTACAACCAGAAAGCTGTTGAATGGGTAGATGAGTTTATAGAGAATAATGAGCCATTGATTGACTTTATTTCTTTTGATGGCCACATTATTCATAACTCTCACTACACATTAGAACTCTGGAAAACCAGATTATTAAATAACAAAGGAGCTGAAGAAAGAGCAGCGTTTATAAGAATTAAGAAATTTAAAGATTGGTTTAATGGGTAAAATAATAATCAAGAACGAAACAGATATATCAGATTTAATAGTCTTAGATATTGTTAAAGAAGTTATAATGATGGGCAGAATTTCTAATAATGATAAACAATACTGTTATTTAACTGCATTAAAAATAAATGAAATTGAATATCATATTGTAACTGATTTGCGTAAATGTTCTGATGTTTTTACTTTTTACAAAAGCTCACATAAATAATATGGAAAAGATTAATAGAAGGCATTTATCAGGCATTTACATACTACATAAGTTTGAAGATGAAGAACGTAGACAGCCTACTTGTTTTGAAGATTGTCCAGAAGATAGACAATTTGAATGGTTAAATAGTTTGGACAATGAAGCTTTAAAAGATTTAGCTATAATGCTAGGATTTACCCTAAGAAATATTGGTGATAAGTTTAACATAATTAAAGATTAGATAATGGAAAAGATTAAATCAGATATTACAATTTACTATGATGGCAAAGTTATTAACATAAATGCTAAATCAATTACTCCAATAGGAAACATTTATCATTTTAAATCTGAAAAAGATGGAATTGGTGAAACTGTTGCTCTTATACCTATTGATAGGGTTGCGGTAATTTTTAACCATTCTAATAATAGATAATGGAAGAAGAATTTGTAACATATGAACAAGCATTAGCCTTAAAGGAATTAGGTTTTTATGAGGAAACTTTAAAAGTTTATAGCACAAGATGGCCAAAACTTATGGATGAGGAATATGCTGTAAGATTTGATGTTGATTATGTTTTAGCCCCACTTAAACAACAATTATTTAGATGGTTTAGGGATAAGTGTAATCAAAATTCATTTATTGAATTAGTTTATCAAGATGGAATAAAATACGATTTTGTTTTATATGTAGATAAAAAAGAAGAAGAATGTGAAAATTATGGAGATGGCCCATATAAAACTTACGAAGAAGCAGAGAATGCTTGTATAAACAAACTTATAGAGATAACTAAACAACAAGACAATGGAAAATGAAATGCGTGAAGACATTAAGAAAGCACTTAAATTTGTTGAATATGCTGTATTTTCAGCCTTAATCATAGGTTTAGTGCTAGGTGTTGTAATTGGTGGTTTAACAGTATATGCTTTAATGAGATGAGAAATAAGATGCTAGGATTAGGAGATTTCTTTCAAGAAGTTCTATCTAATATGAATTTAGTGATCAGGGATGAAGAATTATTAGCTTCATTGAATCAAACTAAGCTTACAGCAACTCCTGGTTTACAAATTCTATACACTAAAACTAAGGAATTAGAGCCATTAAGTATTCCTATGGTTAATTCTCAAGATATTTTAGAAGATGTAGAGAAGAAAGAAGCTAAATTCTTAGAGTTTTGGAATACATACAATAAGAAAACAGGTCAAATTAAAGCAAAACCTAGATTCCTAAAGCTAAATTGGAAAGAAATAGATGCTATATTTGCAACCCTTCCACATTATTTAAAGGCAACTCCAGATGTTAAGTTTAGAAAAGATCCCTTTACTTACTTAAATCAAAGGACTTGGGAGGATGAAATGTACTTACCAAAAGCCCAAGAAGCTAAAAAGAATATAGTATTTAGATTCGATTAAAATTAAGAGTTACAACTATGAAAGCTAAAGAGAAAATATCATTTACCGACTTAGATGCGGAAAAGGAAGTTATATCATTAATCACTTCTAATCCTTCTGCATTTAAGCAAGTGCAAAAAATAATCAAACCAAACATATTTCACTTCGAACAAACAAGAAGTGTATTCTTGGCTTGTGCTGAGTTATTTTCTGAAAAGGGTAACTATACCTTAACGGATGTAGTATTAAGGCTTAAATCAAGCGGAAATAATGATTGGGCTACTTTATTAGCCTCCACAACTACTCATTCATCAACAAGTACCAATGAATTGCTTATTTACCTAGCTGAATTAAAGGGTAAAAGGGATTTAATGGACTTATCAAGACAAATCACTAATGATTTAGCTAACGGATCAGATTACTTTTCTTTGGTAGATAAGGTAAACTCCATTACTAATCAAGAAATGTTTAAGGATGATGATAAGGAGATAGTAGATATGAAGTCTGCCTTAGTTGATGCCTTAAATAATCTAGGAGATGTTATGACTAATGGACAAACTGCAGGAGTTCCTACAGGATATCCTAAGTTAGATGAAATTACAGGTGGATGGCTTAAAGGTAATGTTATCCTATTTGCTGCAAGGCCAGGACAAGGTAAAACTATTTGTCTACTAGAACACGCTAGGAATGCCTCCGCTATGGGGCATAATGTATTGTTTTTATCCCTTGAGATGCCAGTAATATCTTTAATTTACCGAATGATTTCTGGAACGTTAGATACTTATACCCCCTACTCTAAAATAAAGACAGGAAGGATAAATATTGACCAATTTTCAGCTATTCAAAAGGATGCTATCACTAAACTCGAAAAGCTACCTATCACTTGGTATGATGGAGCTAATAGAGATATCAATTATTTATCCGCTTTAGTGCAAAAGATTGTAAGAGAGAAAGATATCAAGATGGTACTTGTTGATTATATGCAATTGATAACTGATTCTAATATTAAGAGTAATGATGAAACAGCCGTAGTAGGTAGTGTATCCAAGAAGATACAACAGTTATCTAAGAAGCTAGATATCCCATTCTTATGTGCTGCCCAATTAAATAGGCAATCAGAAGGTAGAAGCTCACATAGGCCAAAGTTATCTGATTTACGTTCTTCTGGACAAATTGAACAAGATGCTTCCGTAGTTATTGGATTATACAGAGATGACTATTATAAGTTTGAGAGAGCTAAGGAAGAAGGAAATAACAATGTAGAGTTTGATAATACCATTGAATACATCTTTATGAAGAATAGAGATGGCCTAACTGCAACCCACGAAATGTTCATAGATGTAGCCACATCTAAAATAAAAGAACATAACTTTGTAGGGAACAAATTTTGAGTAAGTTAATTTTTTTCATAGTTGTAAATTAATCCCCTTGGTTATTGACCTCGGGGATTTTTGTTTATAACGCAAAAAGGAGGATAGAATCCCCCTAATTGCCACACACTACCAAATCACACAAAACGTACTGCAATTTAGGAATTAATATCAGAACTATAAATTCACTTTAGTTCCTATCATTCCCATATAGGTTTGAGGTACAATTGGGTTTGTATTGAATGATGTTTTTAATGCAAAATTGAACTTAAATCGTTTAGTAAACGCAATATCGAAATTAAATCCAGTCATTACACCAACATCATCTCCAGTTACAAAAACTTTTTGATCAGTAAGATATCCTGTTGAACTACCAGATAAGTATACATCTGGACTTATAGTAAGTCTTTTACTCACTTTTAAAGGAATAGTATAGAATAATAAGATGTTATTTGACAAATTAAGCCCATTATCAGCTCCTGCTACACTAAAAGTATAGTTAGCTCCACTCACACCATATTTACCTAATGGATAGATATAAGCTGCAGTAGCAAAGCCTAGCACACTACCACCTAGATAAACTCCAGTAATACCATAATTGCTTATAGATTGTAGCTTACCTTCATTAAAGTTCATTAAGGTATATCTACCACTTAAAGCAAACTGATCAAATGTAGACCAAATCATTGAAGATATACCCCAAGAAGTATTTCCCATTAAAGAAGATTGAGACATTCCTACAGAAGCTATGATAGATACCACATCCGTAGTAGGTGCTATTGTAAAATCACTATTGTAGATAATAGGATTAACCTTGGCCACACTCTTAGAAGAAGACTTCTTTTCTGATTTACTTTCTGATTTAGACTCCTTTTTGTCCTCACTTTTAGATTCAGAACTACTTTCACTCTTTTCTTCACTCTTAGACTCTGTTTTAGTTTCTGATTTAGTTTCAGTCTTAGGAGTTTCCGAAGAAGATGAAGATGAGGAATTAGAAGGTGCAGAAGTAGATACAGGAGGTGGACTAGAAACAGCAGCAGAAGTAGCAGCACTAGCTGCAGCACTTGTAGCAGAAGAAGTTGCTTGAGAAGTAGCAGCACTTGTAGCTTGAGCTACTGCTTGTTGTACTGCCCTAGCTACTGTTTGTGTTACAGCAACTTCAGCTTGTGGACACGGAAAGTTTACAGTTAAGTTATTAATCCAGGCTTGTAGTTCACCTGTAGTTATATCATTAGCTGTTACTACTCGGTATTTGCCACGATATACTATGGTAGTTTTTCCATTTGCAATAGGTACTGTAACCACTACTACCTGATTAGAACAAGGGTCTACAAAAGTTTGTGTCAGAACTTGTGCTTGGGTTAATAAAGGTAGGAATAGTATTAGTAATAACCATTTCACTATTTGAAGATTTTTTTCTTGATCATTCTAACAATAATCTTACTTGCAGCACCCTCAAGAGCTTTCTTCGTAGAAGCTCCAATAGTTGATTGATTGAACTTTATCTCACTAAAGTTATTATCGTTCATTAGAGTAGCCTCTCTGGTAGTCTTAGCATCACCTAAACCACTTCCTGTAAAGTATTCTCCTGTTTCAGCATTAACAAACTTAACTTGTAAGCCTAAACGAGTATTTACAGTTTGTTTTACACCATCCTTTAAAGAAATAGATTCATCTTCACTAACACTAAAGTCATAAACTTCAATGTAGACAAAGTATTGGGCTAACTTAATCTTACCTCTACCATCTAGCTTATTCTCTGTAATACCTGATTGAGATGCCTGAAATTGCTTCACCATTCTATTCTTAATTTCAGCCTTTTCTTCAGTAAAAGTAAAACGATTAGTTTCTTCTAAGAATTCGACAACAATGTTAGTTACACCTAATCCTACACGTTTATCTTTTAATTCTGGATAAGCAGCATATACTTCATC